GCCTTGAGGCCGCAGCGGGGTTCGACGAGGTGTTCGGGGACGGTGAGGCCGTCGAGGTAGTGGGCGAAGGCGGCGAGTTCGGTTTCGAGGATGTCCTTGAGGACTTCGATTTCGGGGCCGGGCCACGGAAGGGTCTGGCGGACGCAGCGGAGGATAATGAGTTTGTCCATGAGGGACGGGTCGAGGGGCGGGAGGACCTGGAGGTTCTCGGGTTCGTCGTTGAGGGAGATGGACATAGCCCAGATGGGTTTGAGGGTGATGGCTTGGCGGTTCTTGGGGTGGCAGGACTGGTTCTGAGCGAACAGCATGGATTTAATGTTGGACCCGAGAGTGCGCCGGGAATGGATGTCGCGGCCGGGGGCTTCGTCTTCGATGCAGAGGTGCTCGGAGGTGAAGAGGTCGCCGTTGAAGTCGGTGGCGCCACTCATGTAGCGGTAGGGCTTGGCGATGCGGTTGCCGAGCAGGCGCGTGATGATGGCGGACTGGACGAAGGACTTGCCGCACGCAGCGGGGCCGACCAGCGCGAGTGCCTGACTGGATCGCCAGGTGCCTGTCAGGACGGCCTGCCGGCGGAGCGCGAGCCAGTAGATGAGGCGCCAGTACTGGTCGTCGTTCTGGTCGAGGAGATTGTGGAGGTAGGTCTGGAGACGGGCGGAATCGCCGGGGACGCCAGCGAGCGGGACGACAGAGCGCGTGACGAGGATCGTGCCGTACAGGCCAGCGCGGTGGCCGGCGAGTGGGCCAGCGTATTCGATCAGGGTGTCCCGGGTGCGCCGGAGGAGTTCGCGATCGACGTCTGAGGAGCCGGTTTGGTCTTTGACGTGGGAGACGCCGGACTCAGTGAGGAACGTGCGGACGCGCTCGCCGTTGATCTGGGCGTAATCACCCCAGGCGTTACGGGTCCACCACTGGCCGGAATTGGGGTCGTAGTGGAGGTCGTCAAGCGGATTAGGTGAGGCAGCCTGCGGCTCAGCGGGAACCGGGCGTGGTGGATCGCCAGCGGCGTCGAGGAGGCCCTGGATGGATACGTCAGGTGGGATCGGGTCAGCGAGGTCCCAGCCCTCGGGGAGGGAATCGGGGAGGTGAACCAGCTTGGCGGCGGGCAGGCGGGCTTTGAGGTAGACCATGGCGTCCCGGCCGGGTTTGTCGGCGTCGGGCCACAGGACGATCGGGGTGGCGCGTGTCAGGAGAGGGTCGATGGCAGCACGGGCGACCCGCTTGGAACCGCCCTGCCAGGTGAGGACGACGTGGGACGGGAAGAGCTTGGATGCTGCGACGGCGGTTTTCTCGCCCTCTACGATGAGGACGGGGTCGTTCGGGCGCCGGGCGAGGAGGTGGAGGTTGAAGAGGGGGACTTCCTCGGGAGCGACCCAGCCCTTCCAGCGCCAGTGGCGTGGATTGAGGAGGTCAGGGGGTTGGTTATCGGGCGGGAGGAACCGGAGGGGGCGGACGTCCTTGGAGCCGTCGGGGAGATCGAAGCGGACGACGTAGGCCCGGATAGTGCCGTCGGCGTCGGGATAGGGCCAGGCAGCGGAGCCGTAGCGGTATGGCTGGGAGGCGTCAGCGCGGTGGCCGTGCTTGAGGGGGTCGAATCGGCGGGGTTCAGGCTGGTAATCGTCGCGGATACCGAGGAATTCGCGTGCCCACTGGGCAGCGCGGGCCTTGGGGTAGACGTGGTGCTGGCCGACGAGTTCGAGGAGATCGCCGCCCTGACCAGCGGCGTGGTCGTACCACAGGCCCTGCTTGGGGCCGGTGAGTTCGACGTAACAGGAGTCGCCGGCGTCGCCGAAGACGTTGCCGACGATCCACTGGTTGCCGACCTGACGGCCGGCGGGGAGGAGTTGAGCGCAGAGTTCTGCGACACGGACGGAGAGTGCGTCCGAGAGTTCGGTGAGGGTCATGCTTGTAGTGAGGGGTGGTTAGAGAGAGGTAATCATAAAGGCTGGCGTGTGGTCACCGACGTAGGCTCCGAGTTGGTTGAATTCGTGGTACTCGACGGCTTCGTCGTAGGTCATGCCCTGCGATTCCAGCTGGGCGATAACTTTGGCGTAGTCGTAGATCACGAATTCCTCAGAGCCGAATCGGGTGCCGATTCCGACGATACAGTCGTCGAAACCGTCCATGATGAGAAGGTCCGGATTGATGTCTGCGATTTGGTCACGGGTCATGGAAAAAAGAGGGGACACTTTCGACGAAAAGAGGGGACACTTTCAACTGCACGTAAATGGGTGCATTAACTTGCAGCTGAGACTTTCATTCGTTGTTGAGGTCGTATTCGCGTGCTTCCAGGAGCGCGATGAGGTGCTGCTGCGGTGTTGGTTCGGCCGTCCCACACAGGATGCCGAGGCGTTCGTGGTAGCGGTATGCGGCCTCCTCAGAGAGGCCCGGTGGAGTGGGTGTCATAGGTTGTCTGTATCGCTAACGGATCGTGCAATGATGGCGTGACCGCCGGAAAGGTTGACCTGCTCAAGCCAGTTGGATTGATCGGGCCGGACCTTGCCGGTGGGTGTTTTGACTTCGATGGAGAGGAACTGGGCGATGGGTTTGCCGACCATGTCGGGCGTGACTGTAACCGTGCGCCAGCCGATCAGGTCACCAGAGCCCGGGAATAATCCCATGCGAACGTGGCGGGCGTCGTGCAGGAAGACGCCTTCGGGATCGCGCAGGGCCTTGCCGACGTAACCCTCCCCGACTTGGTTGCGGAAGACGCGGACGTGAGATTTCGATCCAGCTGCGCGCAGGATCAGGGCTTGGAGTTCGGATTCGGTCATGGGTGAGTAGAATGATAAGGTAATTTCATCGGGGTCAAACCGATGACCGCTGAAGTCCTATCAATTTTCTTTCCTCGTCTGGCAACTCAATCCAGCCCTGTTCCGTAATCCGATACACGGCTATTGGAGTCCGATCAATTTTCGGAGGAGGATTAGCCTTTATGAAGTCTGCTGGGTTGGCTTTCCGCTTCCTAGCCTGCCATCGGAAGTAAGCCCATCCCGGTTTGTAGCCACGTTTCGCGGCGAGGGAACGAAAATCGTCCAAGGTTTTACACTTTCCTTCCTCGCGGCGTTCATCTCGTTTCTTTTGGATGTCCTCGATGGACAGTCGCTGGAGTTCGCCATCGACTTCTTCGATCTCCCGAGGGGCGATCTCCCGTGCGGATCCGCACTGCGGACAGGCGGTTCCGGCGAAGATCGCGAAGCACTTCGAGCACTGCTTGGTCTCGACCGGGCGTGACTTGGCCTTGCGCTTCTCGCGGCCTTCGAGGTCCCACTCGCGCTCCTGCTCAGCCAGCCCGTGGCGCAGGCAGTTCCCGACGTGATCTAGGATGACCGCGTGGGTCTTGCCTGGGTAAGGCCGGAGAGCGCGCCCGACCTGTTGCAGGTGCATGGACAGCGACTGCGTAGGCCGGAGAAGAATCGCCGCGTTGACTGTCGGCAGATCGAAGCCCTCGGAGATCAGTTCGCAGGAGGTCAGGACAAGAATCTTACCAGCTGTGAGATCATCGACGCGCTGCTTGCGAACCTCGGGTTCGAGAGTTCCGTCGATGCTAGCAGCCGGAATCCCGCAGGAGTTGAACGTGTCGGCGACCTGCTGGGCGTGCGCCACTGAGATGCAGAACGCCACTGCGCGCTGCCGATTGCAGAACCGGACGTAATGGGTGACGGCATCGCCTGTGATGCGCGGCGTGTTCACGACTTCCTCGGCCTCAGAGCGGTCGAAGTCGCCGGCGATCGTGTGGACTTGGCTGAGATCGACAGTTTCGCGAGGTGCGTAGTAGACCGGCTTGGCCAGGAATCCGTTGTCGATGAGCCACTGGACCGACGGCCCCATGACCATGCGGTCGAACATCACGCCGAGGCCCTTGCCATCGAGGCGTTCTGGGGTTGCTGTGACGCCGATGAACTTGGCATTCGGCCATGCAGCGAACATCTGGACGTAGGATTTGGAGACCGAGTGATGGGCTTCGTCGATGATGACGAGGTCGGGAGGAGTGATCTGATCCAGCCGGCGCGCAAGGGTCTGGATCGAGGCGACCATGGCAGATTGTTGAGCCATGAATTTGCCCGACTGAATGAACCCGTGCGGCACGCCGACGCGCTTCAGCGTGGCGCTGATCTGCTCAAGGATTTCCTTCCGGTGCGCGACGACGATCACGCGAGTCCCGCGTTTGAGGACCTGCGATGTGATGTACGAGAAGAGCACTGTCTTACCGGATCCAGTGGGGCTGACGGCGATAGGGCGCTTGGCGCCGGATGCGAACGCGGATCGGATGTCGTTAGACAGCTGGTTTTGGTAGGGCCTTAGCTCCATCGTGAGCCGTAGGCTGCGTTCTCCGACTTGACGTGTCAAGCACAAGCTACACACTGCGCCCATGAAGAACACAATTCGTGTAAGTTACAGGCTGCCGATCGAGGTGGCTCAGCTGTTGGAAGAGGAAGCAATCCGGTCCCGCCGGACGAAGACTGCGGTGCTGATCATCGCGATCGAAGATTACATCGCCAGGGCTGATGATGACGAGGTTTCCACCCATGCCTTTAAGGATGCGCGTGCTCGGGTAGAAAAAACCCGTTGACACTCGGAAGGCGCGCTAGCAGCATTCCGCCACGACGCATAGCTTGGTTTCGTCAACCAGGCGCGAACTGGGCGCGTTAATCCAGTTGGCCAAGAGTGCCGAAGGGCATTCGCCGGTTCCACGGCTCGGACTCGCCACCGAGGTTGGATTGATGGTCTTAACGGACCTGCAATCTGCCTCGTTGTCTCGGAGAGGTAGGTGAAGAAAACCCCCGAGGCAGGAGAGCCAATATGGCCAGTGGAAATGTAATCAGCTGTAAGCAGTTCGCTTCCTTCCTCGTCTCGCAGGAGCCTGTGTATGACAAGGAAGTGCTTAAGGATATCCGCCCGTTTGACGGGATGATCGGATACTACAACACCGGATCGTTTGACGCGTATTCCGGCACGCAACACACCTTCGACCGCTTCAACAGCGTGTTCCCAAATGTGACTGGCGCGTGGGAAAACCCGACTGGCGCGGCCTGCACTGGCCAACCCTGCGATCCTACCGAGAACAAGATCGGTTGGGGCTGGACCCGTAGCACCTACGCTCTGGAGAAGCAGTCTTGGGGTTCCGACATCCTGTGCTTCGATCAGATTATGACGAAGACGAAGGCCAAGGAGCACTTCCGTCAGATCATCGACGACGTGCTGCGTCCGGCCACGAACTGGATCACGACCTACTACCTCCAGCGCAAGGCGATGGAGTTGTCCAGCTACAGCCCGACTGGCATCAGCGGCAACGCCTTTGCTTGCGCCGTCGGTCTACCTGCGGTGATTTATTCCTGGGTTGGTGCCGGTTACACCCGTTTGCGCGTGACGAACGCCGCCCTCGCACCGATCACCGCTGCTTCGTTGGGACGTTTGACTCCGGAAATCCTCCAGTCGCGTGTTACCCGTCAGTACTTCCTGGGTGCTATCCAGGCCGGCAAGGAAGGGTACGATTCCCTCCAGCTGCACACTGACAAGGATACCTTCCGGTATCTCCAGAAGACCAACGCTACCCTGTACGATGCCTGGCGCTTCGGCGTTTTCGCCCCGGCTGCCAAGGAATTCTACAAGTACGGCTTCATGGGATTCGTCGGCGACTTCATGGTGAAGGTTCTCCAGTTCCCGTTGCGCTTCAACGCGACGACTACTCCTGGTGAATACACCCTGGTCCTGCCGTACAAGAACGTGGCTGCTACCGAGGGCATCAAGTCTGTCTTCAACGAAGACTACGACCGCGCCCAGTTCCAGATCAGCTACATCAACAACCCTCGCGCCCTGCGCGTGATGCCGTTCCGCCCCGAGGCCGTGAACCCGAATATGCCGTTCATGGTTCGGGATTATGGTGGGCGTTGGAAGTTCGCGACCAATGACCTGGGCGCGGACTGTGCCGGTAAGCCGATCGACAACAGTCGCGGCAACAAGGGCAAGTTCATTGCCGACTTCCAGTTGGCCGTGAAGGCCGAGCATCCGGAATGGCTTGAAGCTATCTTCCACAAGGTTGATCGTGGCTGCATCGAGATCATCCCTGTCTGCGAAGCTGATCCTGGCGATCCTGCTCAGAGCTACAACTCTGCGGACCCTGTCTGCCCGAGCGTCATCCAGTTCACGGCGGTCATCAACGATGCCGACCCGGCTCGTTATGTCATCGGAACCACCGGAATCATGTGCGACGACAACATCGTCGCTAACGCTGGCATCAGCGCGGCCAGCGTGGCTGCTCTGATTATCGCGTTGCAAGCCGCCTGGGACGCCGAGTTTGGCGCCGGTCAGGGCACCTGGAGCGTTGTCTCTGGCAACCTGATCCAGCTGGCCGGCAGCAGCTGCACCAACGTGACCCTAGAGTTCTCAATCTAAACCACCACCAAACGGGGCTCTCCTTCGGGGGAGCCCCCGAGGTGCTGGCAGCCTTCCGGAGCGTCCGGGATGCTGGCAGCCTCTCAAGAAAAGGATTTTACGATGTACGGACAAATGATGCGGAAACGAAAGATGGACGGCATGGGCCGCATGGGCGCCGAGGTCGAAGTTGTCGAGTTCACCCCGCCCAAGGAACTGCGGCTCGAAGGTGATTCTGGCACCGCCATGGTTGACTGGCGCACCACGCCGCGTGGCACCATCGAGATCATCGGATTCGACGGCATCACGCTGGGTGAGTCCGGCCGCCAGGACGTCGAAGAGATGGAGATGGAAAAGCCTGAGATGGAGATGGAAGACATGGAGGAGGAAGCCTAATATGCCAGCCCTGACTTCCCAAGAGATCGCCTCGCTCAGCGGGTGCTTCGACTGCCTGTCGCCGGGCATCAAGGACACCTACATGGTGACCTTGCTTCAGCAGATTTTGGCTGCTGCACCAGGTGCGCCGCTGACCACGACCAGCCCTGGCGGATTGCTGACCATTACAGCCACGTCTGCGGCCAACCCGTTGCGCCGGAAGTTCACGCTTCAGAACCAGAAGAACGAAGAGTTGTTCGTGAAGTTTGGAACTGGCGCCACCACCACCGACTACCACATCGCGCTTCCGGCCCACAACACTGGGTCGAAGCACTCCGACCCTTTAATGCTAGACGGATACATCGGCGCCATCAGCGTCGCTGCTACCGCCGGCAATCCCTCATACACCTTTGCCCAGTTTGTCTGACCTATGCCTACCCCTTCAATTCAAACCCTAAGGACCGATGCGCAGCAGGTGCTGAACCTAGATTCCATCTCTGCCGTGCGGTCAGTCGTCGCTGCAACCTTGGCCAACGCCAATGCCGGCACGCCGCTCAACCCGAACCTGACCACGCAACAGCTGTGGAATGAGTTCTACCAGATCGTCACACAGCCCAAGTCGGACATCGAATCCATCATCGCTAACCAGCTGATGAAGTTCATGTACGCTCCGCCGGCGCCAGGTGGTGTGGGTGCGAACGGCCAGGTGATCTTCAATGATGGGGGCGTGCTAGCAGGGGATGCTGGGCTGACGTACAACAAGACCACAGATGCTCTCACCATCACCGGCGCACTGACGGTGGATACCACGACGCTGGTGGTTAATCCGGCTGGATATCCTGATCGGGTGGGTATTGGGACGGCGACTCCGACGTTTGTGCTGGATGTTGCTGGAAGTGCTGGAAGCGGTGTTCGCTACACCGGCAACAGCGTTCAAAACGTACTTGGTGAAACTGGAGGACTTGGTTTGGTTGGAACTGTTTCAAACCATAGTCTCGGTCTTTACGCAAACGCATCGCTCAAAGCTACCATCGACACATCCGGGAATTTGTCTCTTGCAAACGGAAACCTAGTAATGGGTACCTCCGGCAAAGGCATCGACTTCTCCGCGACTTCTGAAGGCAGCGGAACGATGACCTCCGAGCTGCTGAATGATTACGAGGAGGGGACGTTTGTGCCGACGGTGACTGGAAGCACTGCTGCTGGAGTTGGAACGTACACGCAGCAAGTTGGATTTTACACAAAGGTTGGACGAGTTGTTACTATCAATGTCTGGCTCCAATGGACAGCGCACACTGGAACTGGAAACCTTAGGTTTGCCAACCTTCCTTTTACGGCTGCAAACATTTCTGGAAACTACGGTGGTATCAGTATTGGATACCACTCTCAAATTGCACTCACAGCAAACAATGTTTTGTATGGTCTGTTTGAGTTTGGTTCTACATACATTACGGCAACTCAAACACCAACCGGAGGAGGTGTTAATGGACTTGTTCCAATAGATACCGCTGGGGAAATTGCATTTAGTGGAACCTACTTCGTTTAATCATATGCTCACTGAACGTACCATCTTCTCGCTCTGCGAGGTTCTCCCCAACACGACGCTTCAAGTCCGTCTTGCGGACCAGATCGTCGATGGAGAAGCCGTTAAGGCCTCCACCTTCCGCCGCTATTGCCTCACTCCCGGCTCAGACCTTACGGGTCAGCCCGAGCAGGTGGTTGCGATTGCCAACGCTGTCTGGACTCCTGCTGCTGTCGCTGCCTACGCCGCCAGCCAAACCCCTAGCCCCATCACCCAATGATCGTACCAGTCAATATTGTCGCAGTGCAGGTGAACGCCAACAACAGCCTGTTCGTCACGACCGGCGTTGATTACGACAGCGACGGCACGATTGTCGGCCAAGAGATTACCTCGCAGTACACGCTGAACCCCGGCGACTCGCTGGAAGGCCAGCCGACTGAGGTTGTGAATATCGCCAACGCGCTGTGGACTCCTGCGGTTGTGGAGGCTTACAAGCTGGCGAATCCTCCGGCTCCTGAGCCTCAGCCTGAGATGATCGTGCCTCCGATGCTGCCTCAGAGGGAGCCGGTTTTGGTTGCCAATGACGCTTCAGAGTTGCCAGCTGCTTGACGCTGACACACACTGACGCCGCATGATTCCTATCATTGTTCAACTCACCGAAAACGAGGCCAAAGCGATCATACAGTTCATTGAAATGGGGATCCGATCACAGGGCGGCCAAGCTGCCCGCATCGGAATTCCAATTCAGGACAAGGTAGCTTTGGCGACAGACGCAGCTGAGAAAGCCAACGCCGCAGCCCAACCTGCACTTACCAATGCCGGAGGAGACTCAACACAACCTTGAGGTACGTATCGTGAGACTGGAGACCATCATCGGCGACAAAGACGCAGGGATGGTCTCCGACATCCACGGAATCAAAGCCACCCTCGAAGGCCTCAAGCAGTTCCAATGGAAGCTGTTTGGCGGCCTCGGGGTTTTGGTTGTGCTGGCTCAACTGCTTGGTAGGATCGGCCTGAAATGAAAGATTCAATCAAGTCTATCGCCCGCCACGGACTCTCGTTCGGTGGCGGTTTTCTGGTCGCCAAGGGCATTGTCAGCGTTGACCAAGCCAACGAGCTTGCCGGCGCTGTGATCACCATATTCGGTGTCGCTTGGTCGATCTACAAGAACCGCAAGACCCCTCCGACTCCGCCCGCTGCTCCAGCTGCGTGAACTGGATCTACCAACTGGTAAAGGCGTTCCTGGATTGGCTCCGGGAAACGCCTGCGCCAACGGTTGAAGACGGAAATGCACCCAAACCTCTCAAGTCTGATCTGGCTGCTCGCATTGCCGATCTGCCTGGGATGCCGGACGAAGGTGGTCCTGGTCCCTTCCGGTGATCCGATCATGCTAGCAGAGCCGACGCGGGCGAGCGTGTACGCGTTTGACCGCGACGGTAAGCTGGTCGGCCCTTCGACTGTGAAGATTCCAGCTGGGTGGTACGCGCTACCCAAGACCAAATGATCACCTACCGAGGCCAGAAGTTCGCCGGCTACAACAAGCCGAAGGCTACGCCAGGCGCGTCCAAGAAGTCCGCCGTGCTGGCCAAGGAAGATGGCAAGGTGAAATTGGTCCGGTTCGGCGATCCCAAGATGCCGATCAAGAAGCACATCGCGAAGAACCGGAAAAGCTTCCGTGCGCGGCATGGTTGCGATACCCCGGGAACGAAGCTGTCGGCCAAGTACTGGAGCTGCCGCGCCTGGTGACTTTATGCAGACGAAATACGCCAAACTGGTCCGCAAGCTGAAGAATCAAGGCGCTGATGATCCCCGCGCTCTCGCGGCCTTCATCGGCAGAAAAAAGCTCGGCGCGGAAGAGTTCCAACGCCGAGCCGCTGCTGGCCGTAAGGCCGCCCGTTAGTACGCCGACGGCAGTTCGTCGATCGCGTCTTCCGCGTTTCGAGGCGCCACGCGGGTAGCCGTTGAGGTGCCTTCACCCTGACCGGGTTCGGAAGAGCGGACCTTGCCGACCTTCTTCTCCAGTTCCGCAACCTTCTGCTGGAGGCGGATCACACGCAGGCGCTCACGGCCGTAGGCACGCGCCCGCAGAGCCACCTGAGCCTGAGCCTTGGTGATCAGGTCCACCTTGTCGTCGTAGCCCATGTCGGCATCGACGCCTTCGCCCTTCAACGCGATCTTGATCAACCGATCGCTTTCATCGAGGAGCTTGTTACCATCTTCATCGCCCTCTTCCTTGCCGAACAGCTGAGCGTGGGTCTTCTCGTAGTCAGCAAACTGGGACTCGAAAAGCTCGCGGGAACGCGACTGGCGGGTCTCCAGCTGCTTCTTTGACTCAACCTCACGCTGGGCGCCCTTTTCCTTCCACTCGGCGATGGACCTATCGCGGGCTTGGGTCAACTCAATCAACCGACGGCGATGCGCCATGATCTCTGGAGCGGCCGGCCCGAAGGTCTCCTGGGCGATGATAGCAGCCTTAGCCACCGGCACGTTCAAGAGCGCCATGATGTCCTGATGGTTTGCATCACGCTCGGTGCCATCCGGATCGGTGACGCGGATGCCGTCGATGTCACCCAGAGCGGTCTGCCACGCTTCGCGCAGCGGCGATTCGTACTTCTGCTTGTACTCGGTCGAACGCGTGTAGTTCAGGTAGCGGACCTCGGTATCGAGTTCCTCGGCGTTTTTGCGGATCGAATCCATCTCGGCCTTGAGGGCCTTGGTGGCTTCTTCGACCTCCTTACGGGTGCCTTCAGACTTTGCGCGTTCGAGTTCAGCGACCTTGGCCGCGAAATCATCGCGCTCCTTCTTGGTCATCTCGTACTGCTCGCGGAACTGCTTGAGCGACGCGGGCTCCGGCTTGGCCGGCTCCGGTGTTTTGGCAGGTGCGGCCGTCTCAGTCTTTGGGGCGACCAGCTTATCGAGGTTGAACAGGTCGTCGTTCTTCTGCGGGGCAGCGGCCTGTGGTTCCGGAGTGGGTGCCACTGGCGCTACGGGCGCCGCAGGTGCAGCCGGGGCCGAAGGCGCTATTGGCGCTGGGCTGACTGACCCCATTGGGTTCTCTAAGCCCTGTCCTTCAATGGCGTCGATGCCAGCAAAGGCGTCCGTGTAATCTCCACCGCGATCAGCGGGAGGTGTCATTTCGGTGCTCATTCAAGATTCTGAGTCGGTGCTTTTTTAGGTTCGCGGAAATCCACCAGACCATTCAGTTCCTCCAGGAACGCACGCGCACCAGCGCGCTTGCAGTTGGCATTCCAGCCATGCTGCGGATTCTCAGAGGGCGGAAGGTTCCAGCAGAAATTATTGAAGGCCGCTAGGAGCGCGGCTTGGAGTTCTGGCGTTTCGAGCATTCGCTCGACTGATTGGAGGCGCTGCTTGTCGCGCTGAAACTCTTGCTTGGGTGTTTGAATCATTGGTTAAGGATGTCGGCCTGAGTCTTGAGATCCATCGCGGCAATATCAGCCCGAGTCATAGCGCCCTTGCGCTGAGCCTCGGCGATCGTGCTGGCGTTCTTGCGCTGCTGATCCTGCTCGAAGGCCACCTGCTTCTGGATGCGCTTCTGCTCGGCATTCGCAGCGGCGATCTGAGACTTCGATTGGGCAGTGATGATCATCGACTGGATCTTCGCAGCCGTCTCGGCGTCCATGCCATTGCCAGCTGCGCCGGCCTCGGCCTGAGCCTGTGCCTGCTCCTGGAGACGTTGCACGTAGCCCTTGATGTAGTTCGACGCCTGACCGATGCCGTCCATGTAGAGCTTGATGTTCTGCTCCTGGCCGGGGTCCTGAGCGATCAGCTGGATCTGCTCCTGGATGTGCTGGATCACGTTCGCCAAGCCCATGACGCGTTCCATGGTCGGCATACCGCCGGCCTGCTCGATCTTGCCGATCGCAGCGCCCAGCATTTGCAGGAGCGTCTGGATGTACTCGGGCCGGTTGATCGCGCTGGCGATAACCACCGGCTGGCCGTCGATGAGCGTACCCCAAGCCAGCGTAGCGCGCTCGACCGCCGGGGAGACAGGCTTGCTGTCCACTGGTGCGAGGCGGTTCGCCAGGAGCGGATCGTCGGTGTTGGCCTCGACGTACATATGCACGACCTCGGCCTGAGAATCGGGTGCTAGCAACGGGCGGATAGCCATGAGGCGGTCGGCCTGCGCGATCTCCAGCATCTTGTTGCCGGAACCCATGACGCGCTCGGGCATGATGTCCCAGCTATCGAGGTTGTTGAACACGGACGGATCGACACCTTCAGCTTCGCACTTGCGACGGAACTGAATGCAGTCGGGATGGTCGATCGTGCAGAACCGGCGAGCGATCTCGCGGTACTGGAAGGTCTGCTGGGTGTAAGCGCGGGTGAGCATCGAGCCCATGAGCGCATTGGCGTTGTTCACGCGGGCCATCACCTCGGTCGCGGTCAGTTCCTTGGAAGAACCGTCGTTGACGTCTTGAGTGTAGGCAGCGCTGGACTCGGCCATGATCTGCCGGTGCATGGCCATGGCGCCCGAAAGCATCGTGTAGTCCACGACGTGCCGCTCAGACTGCGGAACCCACGACAGGCCCTCGGGGATCACGCCCATGTTGAAGAGGTCAATCTTCTCCATGCGTTCCATGTCGCCGTCCGCGACGTTGCGGAAGAGCCAGAGCATCTGCTCGAACACGGAGTCAGTGAACTTACAGCGGAGTCGGTTCTGGAGATGGCAGACTGCGTAGAGCAAGTAACCCAGCGAGCGCACCGAGTGCCAGCGGAACGGAGGCACCACAGCGCCGTCAGCAAACTGGGTGTGCATCAACTCGAAGATATCGCGACCGTAGGACCGATCGCCGGCATCGAAGAGCCACTGACCAGCGGTCTGCATATTGCCGATACCGCTGTTGTACTGGTCCACGATGATGCGACGTCGCCAGGAGGGATCGTCAGTCGTGGTGTCCAAGAAGTAGAAATCGTAGCAGCGCAGCACCGGCGTCGCGTCGGAACCCCAGTAGCCAGAGTTCTCCTTGAAGTCTTCCTCAATCTTCTCCGGGAAGTACTGGCCGGACCAGTCGTTGACCTGAAGGCTGGTCGCCTCACGCTCGATCATCGCTGCCAGCAGCTGGTTCACCAGTTTGAGGTTCCAGCCCGGATCGACGTTCTCGCCACGGGTCATGCGGATCAGGTCCTGCGCCGTGAACGAGGTGTAGATCGCGAAGTGCGAGAGGTTATCGAGCGACGTGAGCGTGTTGGTCGGGACAAGAATGTCCTCGGTGCCGCGAGCCGATGGGCACCAGTCGCGATCACGGAGCCAAGTCACTGGGCCGATGCCGTGAAGCACGGTGGCAGCAAACTGGGACTCCAAGACAGTCGAGTATTTGGCCGACCGTTTCATCACGCGGTTAATCTGCTTCGTGATGATGTTGCCCCACTGGGTGCGCTTGTCGCGTGGGCCGATGTCCAGTCCGACCGAGAAGTAATTCTGCGGCTTCAGGAACGCGTTGGTGAACTGCTGACGCGCCGCGTGGATAATCCTGGTGCCTTCCAGAAAGTTCACGTTGGTCTGAATCCGATTGTCGCGTGCCTCCTCTGCGGAATACGGAGGGTTGCCGTTAAAAACGGCGTTGATGCGCGCCCGATTGCGGGATCGCGGTTGCTCCGCCTCCAGCATGGCGCTGACGACGTTCCAGACTCTGCTCGGTTCCTTGAAGCTCATATCGGTCTCAGATTGCTTTCCGTTCCTGCGAAATCCAGCAATTATCAGGCATTTCAGTCTTGCCAAGATACGAAAGTGGCACCCACACCTTCAGTTTGAGGTAGCACCCGCAGACATCGCAGGTGCCAGCAAGGCCTTCTCCTTGCAGAAACATCGCCAAGTCGTTACGCGCCTGCTCCTGCTCCAGAATCGCCTCAGCGACGGTCTTGGTGATTGACCGCGCATCCGTGGGTTTGTTGTGAATGCAGCGGTTGCAGGTATCAATGCGGTCCTGCGCCTGCCGACGATCGACAGGCGTGCCTCCATCACCCAGCCATTCGGCTAGGATCCGTGCACCCTGAGCCGTTTGACGCAGTCTAGCGGCCGCACGTACGACAGCCTGAAACCCTTGGTTGTACATCGGTTGTGGTTGATGGAGCGGATGCAAACTGGGGAAAACGCGCACGTGTGTAAGCCTCCAAGTCATTCATCGCCTGCTCGAACGTAGACGGAATGCTGTTGGCAACCCGATGGTTGTGGATCAGGCGGGCCATTTCATAGAACCCATAGTTGAGGACATCCTTGGGACTCCACTTGGTCTTAGGTTCGTAGAATTGCCAACCACCAGGAGGAAACGTGTCGCGATTCATGGTGAGCTATTAAAAGGGAAGGTCGTCTTCCGGGTCCAGATCAGGCTTTGCAACAGCAGCGGCAGGCTTAGCTGCGGGCGCAGCGGATCCAGCATCGCGACTCTTCAGGAACTGGAACTGCTCGACCACGATGCGGGTCGAAGACTTCTCCTGGCCGTCCTTGGCGGTCCACTTCTCGGTAGTCAGTCGGCCGGTAATCATCAGCGGATCACCCTTCTTGACGTACTTGCCGATCGAGTCAGCAGACTTCCCGAATGCCTTGCAGCTGGCAAAGAAGACCTCTTCCTTGTCCTCACCAGACTCACTCTTCCAGCGGCGATTAGCTGCCAGACTGAAGCCACAAACGGTGCTTCCCTTGGGGAGCGTTTTGACTTCGGGGTCTTTGGTGAGGTTACCGATCAGGATGACTTGATTGAATGAGGCCATATCAGGAGTAAGTTAATGAATGTTCAGACTCCACTGACCGGCGCTTGTCAGACATACGCGTCAGCCACTTTGGTGTCTGTCGCTTGACAATACCAACACCTTGGCCGCCTGCAATCTCAAAACCGTTTCGGCGCGCCATTTCGAGTGCGACCACGAACGAATCCCACAAGTCAGGCGACCTACCCATGCGCTCCTTGGTCTTGTGCTTTGGCTCAACGTCGATCAGGCCAGTGCGGGCGATACCCCACTCGCGCATCGAACCTTCTTCAGCGACTTCGCGGGGCAGTTTACGCAGCTGCTTGGATTCAATCAGCAGACGCGACGCGTACCACAGTGCGGTGACCATCTTGCCGTAGGCCTCGCGCTCAGTCTTCGGATCTCCCTGGCGTACCGGGCGATCCAACGGCTTGCCACCAAACTCGATCGGAACGACCTGCGGAGACCACAAGCGAGCGAACGCAGACATCAGCGTGCCGCGTCCAGTGGAGTCAAACCCAACGCGCTCAGGCGGGATGTTGCGCTGCTTGCAATAGAGAAGAACGTACTCAGCTATCTGCTCTTCGGCCTGCTGGGCTTTGACCGCCGTAACGGGAATCACGATGGGCGTCTCGGTGAATGCTAGCACGATGCGGCCCGATGAGTCCGGCCCAAACGTCAGGTCGGTCATTACGCATCGGTCACCGCCGACGCCTGAGTACGCTGCGTCGATGCCGATGATCCGCGTGATCTTATCGGCGCGCTCCCAAACTGGATCGTCGAACGCTTGGTTCTGTTCGCACAGCGACATCGTGACCACGCGCCTGGTGCCACCGTCCCGAGGCAGCAGACCGAGGTTCATCATCGAGAACTGCAATGAATCCCGGCCGTAGTAATCGAGGTCCGCCTGAATCTGCTCCGGAGTGATGATGCCTCGGTACGGATTCGTGCCCTTGGGGAACTTCGCATTCGGCGTGTCGTACCCACACAGCTGGACAGCGAGACCACCGGGCGCTCGCGTTTTCCAGGTGCGTGTTTTCTCCAAGTATTCAAGACCCTCCCAACCACCGAACGTCGGATGCGGTTCGCACACCACACCAAGCGCATCGTTGCGGTCCTTGGGGTTGCCCATCGCGATCAGCTTAAACTCGGGGTTCTTTCGGAGGTTCGCCACCGAGTCCAAGAAACCGCGTCCCATCAACGAGGCTTCGTCAGCGATCAACATCACGCGGTCGTTCTTCAAACCGACGTAGTTCGAGAGGCCGACAAACGTGCCGCCGACCTTGCACGCCACACCGATGATGCCGTCACGGAAGTCCTGCGCCTCGGCATCTTCATCCGAACTGGTCAGGATGAATCGGCTTTCAATCACGCGCCCCGGCAACCATTCGCGCCGTTCCTTGGCCTTGTTGTGAAGCTCCTTGATCGAGCCCCAGATGCGCAGCTGGAGACCCTCACGCGTCGTTGACGACATGATGATCGAGGTGCCCTTCGGCCAGATGTAGAACGAGCACAGCCCGAACGCTGCGGAGTTGTACGTCTTGCCAGATGAACCCGGCCCCATGATGCCGACCTCTTGGTTTTCGACGAATGCTTGGATCAGAAGCTCCGACCACTCATGCCAATCGAAGTGCGGCCACAGCGCGGTCATGGCAGCACGGAAGTGGTAATACTTGCCCTGGCCGTACTTTACGCCGGCGTTGTGAATGTACCCTCCACGACGCACCATCTCGGCCTCGATGAGAAAGCGGTCTTTTGTACGCCACGGTATGGACAAGTAATCGGGGCTTTCATTCATCTTGCGGGAATCCTGCGATGGCCTTTCAATCGGTTCAAGCGTCATGGTCGCAGAAAAAAATCGCATCGTAGATGGCCTCCTTACCGCTGAAGGTGGGGTGGATAGCGGTTTTTCGCCCTCACTTATTCAGCCCAACCAACTGGCTTGGGCAGTCAACACGACGGTGCGCGGCGGATTCCCGAAAGCGCGGCCTGGGATCTGGGTGAAGAATCTGACGTTTGATGATCCGGACGTGGTCTACAACGGTGGGTACTACAACGCCGTTGTGGAATCTGCATTCAAGACGGGTTATTTCCAGGGTTGCGGCGCCTACACCAACGATCAGGGGGAGCCATACCTGTACGCCGCGATCAGCGGAAAAATCTTTCAGATCGACATCGGGAACAACTTTCGAGTTACGGATCGAACCCCTCAGACCGGAACATTCCAGGTGAACACACGTGGAAGGGTGTCCAATGTGGCAACCTACGTGACCGCTGGGGCTCACGGTTTGTTTCCAGGCATGGTTGTCAGGCTTCCAGAGCCGGTGGGCGCCCTCTACCCAGAAGGGTTCTTTGGCGATTTCGTGGTGCAGACAACGCCGTCAACGACAACTTTCACAGTCTACTCGCCTGGAATCGACGCTGGACCGCTGCTTGGACCTAGCTTTATCGGCTACATACTGGCAGCCAATAATCCGAATGCGGATCATGTCTACTTCCAGCAGGCGGAAAACTGGTTGATCATTCAGGATCAACAAAACGCTCCGTACCTTTACGACGGCACGTCGTTCCGAAGAGCGGCAAGTGATGAGGTGCCTGTAGGTGGCCCAATGGCTTACGGCAAAGGACGCCTCTGGGTTGCCAAAGGATCCGAATACTACGGTGGCGACCTTGTCTACGGTGATCCTGCATACGGCCGCAACTCAGTCATTCGATTCACCGAAAACACGTTTCTCAATGAAGGTGGCGCCTTCGCGGTTTCCAACGGCCCAATTACCGGACTGGCGTTTGCCGCTAACTTGGACACATCGCTAGGAGATGGCGACCTGCTGGTCTTCACGCCCACCGCGACCTACGCGTTTAACGCTCCAGTCGATCGGGATGTTTGGAAGGATCTTAATTATCCGATCCAACGATTCGCCCTTCTAAACTTCGGGTCGTTCAACCATGAGTCGATTGTCCCAGTCAACGGCGACCTGTTCTTCCGTGCGCAGGACGGCATCCGGTCGTTAATCTACGCTCGCCGCGATTTCACCGAGTTTGGAAACACGCCGATCAGCCGACAGGTCGTTAGGGCGCTAGCCTACGACACTGAGTTTTACCTGACAGCTGCTAGCGCGGTGAACTTCGACAACCGAATGCTGATGACCATTCAGCCGGAGAAGGTCAACGGACGCGGCGTTGTCCACCGTGGCATGGTTGCGATGGATTTCGATCTCGTCTCTGGCATGGGCCGAAAGCTACCGCCGGCGTGGGAAGGCGTCTGGACTGGGGTTGATATTCTTCAGATGGTGACGGTGCGAATCCAGAAGCAGGAGCGATGCTTTATCTTCGGGCTGAATCAAGGTGACATCGGCCTTTACGAGGTGACCAAGAACGGCCAGTTCGACTTCGACGGGTTCGATGATGCGCCGATCGACTGGACCATTGAGACGCGCTCGCTGACTTTCGCGGAGCCCACCAACAAGAAGCGTCTAGTGAGCGCCGAGCAGTGGTATGACCAGGTGATGGGCGACATCGAATCGAAGGTCTACTTCAAGGCCAACGAAGGCGAGTGCTGGCAGCCGTGGGCCGAGTTCAAGGACTGCGCCAAGTACCGCAACTGCGAGCCTGGTGAGATTTCGTGCCCTCCGGCGGTAATCAACTGCCAGGAGGTCAAATACTACCAGCCTCCGACCCGCTCGCGGATTGCCCTGCCGCAACCCCCGGACAAGTGCGACGTGCAGACTGGCGGCTTTACTCGCGACGGGTACGAATTCCAGCTGCGCTACGTGAACACCGGCAGGTTTCGCTTGAAGCGTATTGCTATGGTTGCCCAACGTCTCCAGGAGGACATCTACGGCGACCTCAGCCGGGTGGCCTGCCCACTCCTATCTGCCTAGTATGCCCTCTTCAAACCCAGTTGATTACGGAGCGGATCCTTGCGGGCTGCGAAACAGCGCGTGGGCGATCAACGAATGCCTGTTTGCGGCCAAGCGGTGCGATTTTCCTGAAGGCACGTTTCTGTTGGGATCGAGTCCAGGGGCAGAGATTATTCAGAGCCAGAGGACAGGTGGCTACGCAACCTTCACAACCGCGACCCCGCATGGGTTGGTTCTTGGTGAAAAAATCACAGTCTACGGTCTTACTGTCATTTACATAGATCCCAGTAATGGACAACCAAGCAACACTGGTCCAGGTCAGTTTGGTTTCGAGGTAACGGCGATTTACACCCCGACGTCATTCCAGATTCTCATGCCGGGAGCCAACACGCCATTGGCGGTTGAATCTGGCTGGATCAATCTTGTTGGCGGCGGCTACACATCGTCGTTGGTCATGGGATACCCTCCCCTAACCGGCGTGATCAACAACGTCGCGTTTACCGGCAAAGGCGCCGGAAAAACAATCCTGAAGTTCGCTAACAACACCTCCACGAAAAGAGGGGACACTTTTGGCTTTAACATTCAGATGCTGAAGACCCTGGGAAACTATGGTGGATCCGGAACAGCAGTCGGATCACCTGGTTCTTATGCAGGTGCGCCGCTGAACAGCATCAACTGCAAAAACACCCTAATCGAAGGAATCACCTTCGACGGCAACTACGCCAACAACTCGGTCGCGGACATCAAGATTGTCTCGGTGCAACGCACCAACGGAGTCAACACGTACACCGTGGACAAGCCGTTGTACGCGCCTGGAATTAACGGCACTCAGTTCTATTCCGTCGCACCTCCGGCCTACATTCCTCCCATTTCGCCTCCCCCGTACACCAACGTCAGCGCGATTGGTCAGTACATCAGCAACGTGGTGACATCCGGCCCAGGAAATGACGCGACGTTTGTCGGGTTTGGCAGCATCACAAACGTCACCGCACTGTCGTTTCAGCGCGATTTGCGGGTTGTTCTTCGGCAGGCGCGAAGAAACGCATTTAACTACGCCATCTACACGAAACATCCTCAATGGAACTTTGGGTTTACGATCGGTGATTCAATCACCGTTACTGGATTTTCGGATGCCAGTTTCAACGGCACTTTCACTGTCGTCGGATTTCTTTCCACTGAAGAAGTCTACTGCGTCAACGTCGGCCCCGCTACGACTCGCGAGATCAATGGATTCCAGCGAAACTTAAACGTCGCCACCTACGACACTATCACCCCGCACGGATTCGTTGGCGGCGAAACGGTGATGATCCAGAATCTTTTGAACGCGTCATTCAATGGCACGTTCACTGTCAGTGGAATCCCATCTCCAACTCAATTCACCTGTTCAAACATTGGAGCCAACGTTGGATTGACGCCAGGTCTTGGATATTACGGCATCGTTGAAAATGCCCGCGCTTGGAGTGCTCCAGATGTCTTGCTCACGCCACAAACCAAAGCGGGCGTCAACTCACTCTACACGGTCGCGGGAATCAACCATGTCGGAGAAAGGGCTTTGATTCAGAACAATCAGTTCTACGACTTCGGCGTGGGTGTCGCGGATGCGGAGACGTTCCTGGTTAAATCGTTCCTGCCGATGAACGTCGATGACCTGACGGCCGGCGCCAAGGTTCTTAACAACGACTTTAGTTACCAGGGGCGCAACTCGATCCAGAGCACGCTGTACCCGGGCAACGCGGAGGCCAACACCCAGTGCGCGATCGGTGGCTTTTCGAGCCTTGTAAACCCAATCAACGTGGTGTCCAGGTCAGCTGGAGTGGCCACCTACACGTGCGTGATGAAGCACACGTTGCGGGTCGGGGATGTTGTAATCGTAAATTCTTTCCCAGATCCCACCTTCAACGGCAGCCTCACTGTCATATCGACACCCGACGCGTTTCGATTCACAGCAAACACAGGTGGCCCAGACGTGCTCCCCGGCCTGTACCTCGACGGCCAGGTAATCATGCTCCGTAGCAAGCGGATCTTCGCCTCAGAGTGCGAGTTCAAATACAACCGCGTCCAAGGTGGCCCTGACGTGGTCAACCAGCAAAGCCCAGTCCATGCTATCACGGCTCGCGAAACCAGCGGGATGGACATCAGCTACAACAACTTTGACGGCTTCCGGGGCACCTGCTTCTACGTCGATTCGTACCAGCACAAAGGCACTCACATCCATCACAACTCGGCGTTGAACGTCTCAGCGTTTATCTCGCTGGTAGTGCAGGATTGGTATGAGTTGATCAAAACTATCACGCCACCAGTTGCGAACCCAGAGACCTACTCGACGCTGATCGCAGCCCACAAGGATATGCTGATCGAGAACAACGATGTTTTCTTGACCGGCCCAGATTCGTGGTTCTACCAGACCGCGTTGACGCCGCTGGATGCGGTGTTTCTGATCAATAACCACGACGTAAACAAGTCGGAGTATTACTACCCGACGGACTACCAGATTCCGATTACGGCTGCATCCCGCGCTACCAACATCTCGACGTTCACAACCGCATCACCTCACGAACTCCAGGTGGGCATGGAAATTTCCACGGTCGGGGTTACTGACGGCACGTTTAACGGCGTCTTTACGGTTGCTAGCACGCCTTCACTCACAACATTTACGGTCGCAAATCCCGGCAGCGTTGTATCCACATCCGGAGGATTTCTAGGCATCAACGACCCCGTCAAATTCCCATGGGAGATCCGCCCAATCGGATACCAGCGCACCAGTGGAGTCGCCACGTACACGACGAACAAGGCGCATCAACTCTCAACCGGAGATCACGCGACGATTGAAGGCCTTAGCAACGCCTCGTTTAACGATGAGGTGATCGTGACCGGCACGCCGACGCTCTACACCTTCACGTGCGCGAGCCCCGGCCCAGACGTGCCGTTCACCTCTGAGACCGGAAATTTCTTCCGGTACGTTGATAACATTCAGATCGGCTGCAACACGGTTAGGCGCCTGAGTGGAAACGGACTGGTCGTAAACAACGGCGGCCGGTTTGGCCCGTCCTTTCTCCAGGGGCGTCCTGCGCGCTGCGTGGCACCGCTGGAGCAGTTTTTCTATTTCGATTGTCCCGAGGGCTGTTTGGCGCTTGAATGCGACCCCGGCCCGTGTAAGCCCAACGACTACCTCTACCGCATCTAATCATGGCAACCGTTGACATTTCAGCAGGCCTTTTGCCGCCGCCCGCTTGCTACCCATCGGAGCAAGATCGACTGGACGCCTACGCAGCCGCGTTGATCGGAAACCTGACTACAGGCGCTGAATGGGCCACTTCTCAAACCGCGCCCGGAAACCCCGGCCTTTACTGGCTTCGCACCGATACCAACAATCGACCGATCGACGTGATGAGGTTTTCGTCGGCTGCGGGAGATTCCGATTTTATCAGGTTGGCAAGTGAAGTCGTGTTTGCAGGGACCGCAAGCGGTGCTGCTGGCGCGTATGCGGTGACCAATTCTCCGCCGTATCCTAGCGCAGCGTCGGCTTATCGCACCGGCCAGATTTACACCTTTCTGGCAAATCACACCAATTCCGGCGCTAGCACGCTGAACGTGGACGGCAAAGGAGCCAAGGCAATTACCAAGGATGGTGCAGCTGCGTTGTCAGCCAACGACATCCTAATTGGTCAGGTGGTTACCGTGCTGTACGATGGCGTGAATTTCCAGCTGATCACCCAGAAGCGGGACCTGACTCGGCAGAGCTTGCGTCAGTTTCTGACGTATGCGTCAGCTGGCGTTACGCTTTCAACTTTTGCTAGTGATGTACTTGTTCCGTTTACTCACGGATTTGTAAACCCAATCAGCGGGGTGCCATTGATTCCGTTCGCGGTTCGAGTCGTCCTAGTAAGGATTGCAGCTGGATCTGTTACATTTAATGGAGTCAGCGGTGTAACGACCTACACTTGGTACAACGGTCAGGAAGTCGATTGCTTGCATTTCGTAAGCTCTGGAACCGCGCCCTACGAAAAACTCCCGTCATTTAGGTATGTTGCTGACGGAACTAATGTTTGGGTTTCGGTCAATCTTTTGGGCGTGGTTTCAATTCCATTCTTCAATCCAGGTCTGACTCCCGCAGATTATCAGGTCAAAGTCTACGCTACGGCACTTAACCCGGCTTACGTCGCGCCATGAGAAAAACCCTCGCCCAAGCCAAGAATTCCACGATCCCGCAGGCTGTCGGTCTCGCCACCTGCGACGAGCGTTTTCTCCAGCTGCTCAACGAGGCTCAGGCACGCCTCGCGGACATGGGCAAGTGGTGGGGCACATACAAAAAACTGCGCCTCTGCGTCGTTGCCGGCTGCATCACCTGGCCTCGCGAGGTTAAGACGATCGAGGCGATGAACCTCTGCGGATACAACATCCCGGTTCAGAACCAATGGTACGAGTTTCAAACCGACACCCGTGCGCCGCGCACTGGCTGCGGACGTGAAGGCTGCGAGCAGGACCAGCTGCTAGATCGCGGCATGGTCACGCAATATCGCGACTCAGTAGGCAACTGCCACATGAGGGTCTACCCTCAGTTGTCAGCCGACGCCGGAAAACGCGTGCTTCTCCAAGGGTTAGACCCCAACGGAGACCCGATCCGGACGCTCGACACCGTGACTGGCGAGTACGTCTGGGGCGAGTATGTGACGCTGCCGAATCCGTTGATTACGGCTTACGTGCAGACCACCAACCTCTTCAAGCAACCGGGCTTGAATGGCGCCCAGAAGCCGCTCACTCAGGGAAGCCTGACCATTGTTGCCTACAACCCATCGACCAGCTTGCAGACTCAGGTCGCCGTCTGGGGGCCGAGCGAGCAGAACCCAGAGTACCGCCGTACGTACCTGATCAATATGCCCGAGGTTTGCGGGGGCACTCAGGGATGCAACTCCAGCAACGATAACTGCTGTATCGACCACGGCGACGGTTGCGTGCCTCCAGATGAAGCCTGCACGAACACCGTGGTCGAAGCCATCGTGCGCCTGGACTTCATTCCTGCGATCGTGGACTCCGACTGGTTGTTTATCGGCAACCTTCAAGCGATCAAGCACATGATGAAGGCCATCCAGAAGGAGGATCGCAACCAGTACACCGAGGCTGAGCGCGAAATCCAGCTGGCGCTTCGCAGCCTGCGCAACGAACTCGAAGCCTACAGCCCGAACGAGCGCAGCGTGATCAACGTGCAGCCCTACGGATCGGCGAAGATCGAGTATCGGTTTGGAGGGTTCATCTGATGGAGGTGGCGCTGGAAAAGCCGTTGACGTGGTTGGACATCCTCACGGATGAAACCATCACGTTCGATGACCGCCTGGACAGGTGGGAAGCATTCGTTGCTAACCTGCCACCTCAGGAGTGCCCCCTGAAGCACACGTTTCCTGAAGGGATGTACGTGCGCGAAATCTTCATGCCGGCTGGGTCTGTGATTACCAGCCGCATCCACAAGTTCGCCAACCCGTTCTTCGTCACCAAGGGCAAGGTCACGGTGGTCAGCGAGAACGAGGGGTGGGTGACGTACACGGCGCCATACTCCGGCATCACGAAGCCTGGAACTCGTCGGGTGCTGCTGATCCATGAGGACACCGTTTGGACAACGGTCCACCTGAATCTCGATAACAAGACGGATCACGAAGAGCTTTTGAACGACCTCACCTACGTGAGGCAGAACCAATACTTACCATGTCATTCGTAGCCACAGCAATCGGAGCCGGCGTTGTCACGTCGGGTATCGGGATGGGTCTTCAGGCATCGTCTGCTAGCGCAGCGCGTCGCCAAGCCAGTGAAGCTGCAAATCTTCCTGGCATTAACATTGGTGCGGCAATGGGAGAGTCCACTCTCAATGCGCCCCGTGCTCGCGAAATGGAGGCTCAGCGCAACGCGTACAACCGCGCACAGCTGCTAGAGTCGCTAGGCATCCAAGTCCCGGGCTATCAGGAGGCGCAGGCCAAGCGCGCTGAGAACGCGCTAGCACTACTTCGAGGCGAACTTCCTCCAGATGTCGCGGCGCAGGTTCAGCGCAATGCGGCCGCTAAAGCTGTTCAAGGTGGCTACGCGGGAAGTGCAGCTGGACGAAACCTTGTCGCTCGCGATCTTGGTAGGACCAGCCTTGAGATGGCCAATCTCGGAAACCAGCAGTTCTCCAACATCCTTGGAACCACGCCGTTGGCTCCGCTGGCGAACTACGAATTCACGCCGCAGCAGATTGCCGCATTGCGCGGTGGCGAACGTAGCGCACAGCAGCAGGCGATGCTCGGTGTTGCCGGTATGCCGAGCGCAACGGGTGTTTTTGGACAAGGCATTGGTTCGCTTGGAACCGGCCTGACCAACCTTGGATTCGCTTCCCTTGGACAGGGTGGTTTTGGAGGCGGTAAGGGCACCAGTGACCTTGTTTCCACCCAGCAGAGCATCATGCCGAAAACCATCTAACCTATGGCAAACCCCTTCTCAGGACTCGAAAACATCGGGCAGTCGTACCTCGCAGGCGTGCAGCTGGCGAATCAACGCCAGGCGCGTGAGGAAGCTCTTGCGCAGCGGCAGGAAGAGGCGCGGGTGCGCGAGAGGTATTATCAGGATCTTGTGCAGCAGCGGCGTGATGCGGCGGTGTTGGCGGCGCAGAACAGAAACGATGTGCTTGGATCAAAGTTCGGTGAGTATCTGACCCTAAATACAGACGGCAGCGTCAACATTGTTGAATCGTCTCGAAAACTCAAAGAAGCCGAGGGAACGGATGCATTTGCTGAAACTGCTGGGTTAGCTCAAGGACTCGGTACGCCTATCACGGGAATTACGCCAGAGATCAGCAAGAGCAAAGCATTTCAGCGCGGACTGGCAAATGCGATGGTCGAGAAGACCAAAAATCAGATCCAGATGGAGCGGATCTTGGCTTCGCAAGGAATTATTGCGGCAGGCCCTGGGCGATCTCTTCCAGCTGCCGTTGAAAATGCGGTTACGGGTCAAGAACCGCAGACTGTTTTTGACATTTCGTCGGGTCGTGGAGAAACAACCGGACCTGCCGTTGCGGACCAACTTTCTGCTCCGCCGGGAACAATTCCAATCCGGATGAATGACCGAGACTATTTCATGCGGAAGCCCAAGGCCGAAAAACCCGCAAAGACTGAATATCCTGGGGAAATTGAAATGGATACCCCAGAGGGTCCGATGAAGATCAAGCTAACTGCCGAACAGGTGGCTAGTAGATTGGCTCAACAAAAATCTGCGGCGCCTACGAACGCTCCTGTAAAAGTGCGCTTTCAACGCGACCCGGTCACGGGCAAGCTCGTCCTAGCCAAATAAACCATGCCTAAGCTCGTTGATATTCAAGACATCGGCCTAATCGAGGTTCCTGATGATGTTGGTGAAAACGAACTTCAAGAGCTTGTCGATACATTCGACCAAGGCAGGCTAGCTGCCGCTGGATCAGCGGTCATGCGCGAAGGCGGCCGAATGGTCGGCGGCGCAATGATGGGTTTGGCGCGTGCAGCATCTGAGGAACCGCCTCCTGCCATTACGGCAGCACAGGCTGAAAGCCCCGCTGGAATGGCAGCCTACGAGCGCCGTCTGGCGGAATGGGAGCAACGCACCAAAGCGGTTTCACCTGAGGAACTCCAGGCGCGAACTGAAACGAGCCCCACGTTCAAGCTCGGTCAGAATCTTCAAGAGGGCGCAAGAGAAGCGTTCCCGGTCAACCCGCTGCGGGAAGAAGATTACCTTACCCAGCTGGCGAGCGGCGTTGGATCTCTTCCAGTCTCCGCTGTCCCGATCATTGGCCAGCTGGCTTATGGTTTGAGCACCGGTGAGGATTCGGCGCAGCAAGCTGGTCAATTCTACGACACCAAGATTGCGGAAGCGTTGGCCAGTGGAAACACGGTAGAGGCCAACCGACTCCGCGCCGAAAAGCCGATAGCACAGCGCAAGGTCCTCATGGCAACCGCTCCCGTTGGAGCGATCACAGAAGGCGCGCTGGGCGCTGTTCCGGCGGTGAAGCGTTTGGTGACCGGTGCCGTTGGAAAACGGGTTGTCAGTGGCGCCATTAAGACCGGCCTTACAGAAGCTGCTCAGGAATCATCGGAACAATTTCTTCAGAATCTGGCGGCTCAGAAAATCTACAATCCTGACCAGAAACTCGGTCAAGGTATCCTTGAATCCGGAGAGGTTGGTGCTGGCGTCGGTACGTTGGTTGGTCTTGTTGCAGGTGGTGCTGGGAAGATTTCGCGTGGCCAAAGACTTCGCAGTTTGCAGGAGCAACGCCTTGCCAGGGGCATAGCGCCTGCCACAGACGACATTCAAACCGTCGTTGATCGCGAGGCTGCCATCCGGGCATCCATTGGCGGTGATCCCGCCAACCCTCTCCCGAACTCTGCCGCTACCGTGGCCGGGATCGAAGATGAGCTTACCCCTGACATTGCTGAAGAGCTTGGTGGCATCAACGCCGGAGGTCCTCCGTCTGGTCCGATTCAGATCCAGCCTGAGCCCACGATCCCTGCCGCTGTTGAGGAGGCTATTGCGCCGCCGGCGGAGCCGATTGCACCGATTGTAACTGAAGCGCCCGTACAACCCGAACTCCAACCCCCCACACCCAGTGCCATTCAAGAACAAGGCCCAGATGAAGGCCTGCTTCGCGGAGAAGAGCCGCAACCCGAAGTCCAAGTGGGACTGCCAGAAGTGGATCAAAGAGGGCGGCCTACCGAAGGAGGAAGGCCCGAAGCCCAAGCGCCGGTCGTCCCGGAAGAGTTAATCCGTCCGCCGGAGGAAATCTCTCCAGCGGCGTCTGCGCTTCCCCCTGCCGAACCGACTCCGGTTCCTGCCCCCAAACTGGTTGAACCGACCAAGAAGGCGGCCGAAGAGGAACTCGAATCGCAGATCGTTGAAGCAACAGCCCAGACCGTTCGTGAAGATCGGTCGGCCGGAGTGGATCCGACTGAGACCTACGATAAGCTCGCTCAGCGGTACGAGGAGCAGCCGCAGCTGGGGACTCGCACTGCGTCCAGCAAAACTGCGCAGGCCTACTCGACTCCGCCGCCGCTGGCCTATCTGGCCGGCATTCTGGCGGATGTAGAGGGAGGCCAACGCGTGGCCGAGACGACTGCCGGCAACGGAATGCTCCTGGTCACGTCGGATCCGACCAAGCAGGACATTCTTGCCAACGAGTTGGACCCGAATCGCCGCACGCGCTTGGAGCGTTTCATCGGCAAGCCTGCGACCGGACTCGATGCGGTAAGCCAAGAGTTCTTCAACTCGCTGGATTCTGCTCAGCCGGATCGCGTCATTATCAATCCTCCGTTTGGCGCTCGATTCATCGAAGGCCAGAAGGAGTCCTTCCCGCTCTTCAGGAGCAGCATCAAGCGTGCGCAGACATCGAGCATCGACCTCGCCATCGCGCTGAACACGCTCGAAGCCATGGCCCCGAACGGAAAGGCCGTGCTGATCTTGGGATCCAAGACTGGATCGCAGTCCAACAAGCTGGGAACTCCCGAAAACCGGCTCAAATCCTACGATCGGGCTGAGTACCTCGACCTGTTCAATCGGTTCAACGTCACCGACTTCTTCACCATCGACGGAGGTATGTACTCCAAGATGGGCGCAGGATGGCCGGTCGATATTGTGGTAATCGACGGAAAACGATCAACCCCTCCCGCTGCCCAAGGAGGCTTGGTCCGTCCGTGGATTTCGGCACCTCGCGTTTACAATAGCTGGGCAGACCTCAAACCGCTGATCAATGAAGCTCGCAAAACGAAAGTCACAACCCCTGTCACCCCAGCAGCAACTGGCGTCGGAAATCTCCCAGCTGTGGAGCCAGCAGTTGCAGGAGGTGGAGAACAACCCGGAGGCGTTCCAGGAGCGCCTGCGCGTCCTGAAATCGTACCTCAAGGACAGCGGGCAGAACCTGCACCTGTCGAGCAGCCTGTTCCTGGACCCGGACCAGTTGTACCAAGTGTTCAAGAACAACGACCTGCTGCTCCAAGTGAACCGACGGCAGCTGGACCAGTGGTTGAGCCAGCGGCCGCAGTCGAACAACCAGGAGCAGCTGGAGTCGTGGCGGGTGGACGGCCTGAACCTGTGGTTAAGCCGCCTGCCGCAAGGCCCGGACTAACCTCCAACCTGTCGGCCGAAAAACAGGCGCAGCTGGAGGCCCTTAAGAAGCAGCTGCGCGACAAGCTCGGCGGCGTCGGCATGGGCGTCGATCCGGAGATCATTGTGATCGGCGCCCGCATGGCTGGTATCTATGCAGAAGCCGGTATCCGACGGTTTTCTGAGTTTGCCGCTCAGGTTCGAGCGGATCTCCCTGAAATCTGGGACAAGCTTAAGCAATCACTTCTGGCCATCTGGCAGGAGACCTCCAACACGGTCGAAGGGTTGGACGACCTGACACGCAAGCAAGCTAACGAGGTGATTGCTGGCATTGATCAGGCCACGGTGCCCACGGAACCCGAGATTCCAGTCGAGCCCGAAACGGATGCAGAGCCAGAGGTGATGTCCGAGGCCCGGACCAAGCCCTACAAGAGCCAAAGCAAGAACGCGGAAACCGGGTTGGTCAGCCCTTCAAACATCGCAGACGCCACTGAGCGCGCCCTCCGCGAATTGGAGGCCGAGGTCAAAATGCCAATCGACGAGTACGTCGCCAATCGGTTGCAGATGTCTAAGGACCAGCTGTTCAAGACGATGTCAGCCGCGCAGATTGATGCTGCGGGATTGGCGATCCGTAATATTGAACGCGGTTCGGCGCTGATCAACTCAGACCAGACCGGCGTGGGTAAGGGACGCACTGTGGCTGCTGTATTGCGGTATGCCCGACTGAACGGCCTGACTCCGGTGTTCATCACCGCCAAGCCCACCCTGTATTCTGACATGGCCGGCCGGGATCTTCCGGCGATCGGAGAAACTGGCATTCGGCCGTATGTAACGAACAGCAATGTCGATTACTTGGCATCCACTGGCGAAACCGTAAAGGTGCGCAGAACGGCCGCGAAAGCCCGTGAGGAACTGGCGAAGATCAACGACACAGCTGAACTTCCGACTGGATCCAATGCGTTCTTCACAACTTACGACCAGCTGAAGGCTGACGTTCCCCAGGGATTCAAGGAGGTGGCCAAGCAACGGCGTCAGCGCCAATCCAAGCGGATTGCCAAACCGTTTGGGCCGATCTGGCAGGCGCTCTCCCGTATTGCTCCCAACGCGATCTTTGTGCTGGACGAAGCCCACCTTGCGGCCGGCGCCAATTCCGACACGAACATCCGGTTTGACCAGGTGCTGCCCAAGTCCAAGGGCGCGTACTTCGCATCTGCGACATTCGCCAAGCGACCAGACAACCTCGGGCTCTACGCGCTCAAGACGTTGATGCAGCGCGCTGGATTGCGCCCGACCGAAATGACCGAGTTGCTGGACAGCGGCGGTTTGGCGCTTCAGCAGGCGTTGACCTCGATGCTCGCTGAATCCGGCGAGTTCGTGCGCCGTGAGCAGAACTGGGGCGGCGTGCCGTTTGATTTCGTCACGTCCACCGACAACGCAGAGCGCGAGCGCGAGCTGGCCGATGTGTACACGGACTTTCTTCAGCAGATCCTGCGCTTCAGCAAGAAGGTCGCAAAAGTCGCTAAGAAGATGGAGAACGCGGAAAACCAGATTCGCGCATCAGAAGAGAAGGTCAGCGTTTCATCCACGAATTTTGGAAGTCAGCTGTTCAATCTTTCGACCCAGTACATTCTGTCCCTGAAGGCCAAAGCGATTGCAGACAACGCAATCCAAACGCTCAAGGGTAATGAGAAGCCGTTCATCGCGATCAACAACACGATGGAAGGTCCGATCGAAACCCTGAAGGAAGAGGGTTACGATGTTTCGTACCAAGGATTGCTGCTTCGCCAGCTGGACAAACTACTTGAGGTCACCGTTCGCGACAAAGCGGCCGACACGAAGACTACGGTTAAAATCACGCCTGACGAACTTCCGGATGATGCTCGCCAGCAGTACGAGGATATTCGCTTTGAAATCGAAGTCGGTGATTTTGGAGATATGCCGATCTCGCCCATCGACTTCATCAAGAACCGCATTCAGCAAGCAGGTTATTCCATCGACGAAATCACCGGACGAAACACGGAGATCGTCACCACGCCCGATGGTAAGGCGACTTCTGTACCAAGGAAAAAGCGCGATCGACGCGTGGTCTTGGACGACTTCAACAACGGTCGGCTCGACGCCATCCTGGTCAACAAGTCGGGCTCAACTGGAACCAGCGCGCATACTGATCCGAAGTTCAAAGACCAGCGGCGTCGTGTGATGATCGTTGGGCAGGCTGCCCCGGACATCAACGACTTCATGCAGATGCTCGGGCGCATTATGCGTTTCGGTCAGACCAGCCTGCCGCGTTACGTGGTTCTATCCTCTTCGCTGGCTGCTGAGAATCGGTTCATGGTGTTGCTGCGCCGCAAGATGGCGTCGCTGAATGCCAACACGTCTGCGGACACTGAATCGGATCTCACCGCAAACGAGGGTCTGGTCGCTGACATCTTCAACTCGATTGGCGATGACGTGGTCTACAACGTCCTGAAATCCAATCCTGAGATCGTTGACCAGATGGACTTCAGCCTTCCTCCGCTTGAAGAAGGCATCGACGAAGGCGGAGACTTCGCCAGATCGGCCACGGGCTACTTCGTAATCCTTCCGGATGACTACGCGGCCAAGCTCTGGCGCGACATATCGGAACTCTACACCGACCGCATCCGCGCACTCGATGAGGTTGGCGAGAACCCGCTGAAGGCGAACGTCGATGATCTCCGGGCCAAAACGGTTGACTCCTCGGAGTTTACTCCTGGAACTGGAACCACTCCGTTTGACGGGCCTTCCGTCATGGAGCGCGTTTCCATCAAGCCCCCGAAGGCTCCCCCGACCTACGAAGCCGCTACGAAAGAGGCTTCCAAGAATCGGGCTACAACCAAGGCTATCTACGAGGGGTGGCTCAATCAGAGTTACGCCTTCGAGAAACAGCGTGTTGCTGCCATGGAGGCCAAGGAGGTCACTCCGGCGCAGATCCAATCTGTGAGGGAAGCGTTCCAGGACACCCGACAGATGATTATCTTTGCGTATCAGAAGATCGGTCGCGCATTCAAAAACCAATTTGGCTACGTCGCGGTCCCGATCGGGCTCAAGCTCAAGTCGAACGACCCCGGCAACTTCACTCGCCCGTCCGATCACCAGCTGCTCTTAATGCGCAACATGGTGCGCTCGCGTGCTTCGATGCCGCTGTCGATATCGGAAGGCGCCGAGAGTGCGTCTTCTCTTGGCGAGCAAGTCTCCAACGCTGCTGAAGAATGGCAGACCACAACGGAGACGACCGATCAGCGGTACGTCGTGACCGGCAACCTCCTGAAGGGTTTCCAGGGAGCGCGTGGCGCATCTGAGGTTCGCCCGAAGATCACCATCTACACGACCAACACCGGCAAGCGGAAGACTGGCATCTTGATGCCGGCGAACTTCACGCCTGAGCGGAAGGTGAAGGACATCCGGGTTCCGAGAGAAGAAGCCATCTCGCTTCTGAGGGCAGGCACCGAGGTCTTTGCCAAGGGCGAGAGTGAGGGCGCGAAGGCAGCTGAACTGCTTCGCATCAAGCCTGTCGGTGGTGGCAAGTACGAGGTTCGCATTCGGGCTGGCAATGCGTTACGGCCGGTCTGGTCTAACCCGAGCGTCCAGCGCCTGTTCCCGGATAACCTCGTTCAGAAGGGATCATTCCTTGTAGGCACGATGGATGCGGCCGATGCGCCGTCTCTGATGTCCGTAGCCGAACAGATCAACCCCGACCTCGGTCGGTTGATGTACGACAAGGTCGAGAACCTGTTGAACCGGGCGATCCAAGCTACCCGCCCACAGGGTTCATACGAATCCACAGCAGCCATTCCGCTGGCGGTGATCAATCTGGCGCTCCGGGCTGCGCGTGCGGTGTACATCAAGACCCGCGACATCGTTCAAGCGCGTCAGGCTGCGATCGAGTATGTGCGCGAGAACGCTCCTGCGAACACGGACTTCGCCGCTGCCGAGGTTGAAATCGGCCAGCTGATCGAAGGCGCATTCGAGACTCCAGGTACTGGTGCGTTTGAGCAACGAGAGGTTCAGCCGCCTCGCGCTGCTGCTGGTCAACGCCGTCGCCCGTCTGCTGGGTTCTTCCAGGGGCGCATCGTTCGTGAGACCAACGCGGAGCGCAAAGCCGCTGCCCGCGAATGGGTCGATCAGTTTGGAGACGACATCGAAGAGGCCTTCACCGCTGCCACTGGTGGAAACCGAGCCACTCAGTTCGGTATCACTCCGGCCCTTCAGCAGACCATCCTTGGCGAACTGATCGAGCGCACTGCCGCCCGAGTTCAAGCATCGTTCCGTAATCCGATAGACCAACAGCGATGGGTCTACCTGCTGCGCAAGATCGGCGAGGTCGCTGCCCAGAGTGGCGCCCAAGACTTCGGTCAGAGCGGTCAAGCGCGCCGGGCAATGATCAGCGACATCGACTACCTGACTCCTACGCTGACCTATTACAACCTAATCAACGAGCGTCAGAAGGAGATTCCGTTCCCTGAGGTTTCATCCGATCAGATCCGCCGCTGGTTGCTCGACTCCTCACGTCGGGCCATTGCCAACATCCGGTCTACACTGTCGATCGCTGACAACGTCGTGTCTCGCGAACTCAAGCAGGCTCGCCGAGAGCTTGGTGTTTCCTGGGAGGACATAATGACCTCCAGCTTGGACAAGCAGGGGAACTACAAGCGCATCTTGCTCGACGTGATCAGCGAGCACCCGATCCTCAAGACGCTGAGCCGTGCGGGTCAGATCGAACTCGCCAACCTTCTCGGCAATGCCTTCGAGAAGGAGCGCAACAAAATCGTTCGCGACGAGTTCCGCAAGCAGGTCAAACTGCCCGAGGTTCAGGAGAAGGTTCGCAAGAAGATCTACGACTCCGTCCCGGAGATCATCAAGTGGGCTAACCTCGGTCTGCTCACCAATCCTGAAGCGGCCGCTGATGCGTTCCGCAACGCCATCGCTCCGAAGTTTGGAGTGGCTCAGATCAATGGCGAGACTGCCCAGAAGATCTCCGACATGGCGCAACGCGCCCAGAGGACCGGTGGCACCGCCCGAAACAAGATCATCCAAGAGATGTACCAGCTGATGCAGCGAGAGGGCGGCATCCGCGCTCGCAACATCATCATGGATTACTGGTACGGATCCGTGTTGTCCGGTCTGACTACGGCTGTCGAGCAGGGCACCGGCATCATCAACAGCATGATCAACGCCGGCCTTGCATCCGTGCAGAGCGGGACTTCTGCGCCTTACATCGCGTCTGCGTGGCTCGATGGATTGCGTCGGTCGTTCAAGGACGTGCCGGCAATCCTTGCCAAGGGCGAGATGTTCCGTGGCATCAACTTCGATCCGGAGCGCCCGACCAGCACGCTCGAAGCATTGAAGGACTCGGACAACCTGGCGCTCAAGGTGATCAGCAATCTGCGCTTCGTGTCCCGATTCATGGACGCCATGGACCACGTGGCCGTGACTTCCAACTACGAAGCCATGAAGGCATGGA